CCTGATACAAACACTGCCGCTTCGCCCAACAGCGCGGCTAGAGCATGTCCTGCGGCCACACGGTCTACCAAGACTAGTGTATTGCCTGTTGCGTTTACCTGTGCTATCAGGCCAGCCATGGTCTTTAAGCGATCGGGTTCTTCTAACAAGAACTTCAGTTCGCTTTGGTAGTTGGTAAACTCAGCATGGTCTACCAACTGTACCACATTCACATGGCACTGTGCCAACACACCACGATCCTGTAGTTCGCTGGCACTGAGCTGATTGATAACTGGACCAAGACTACACTTTAGTGCTTGAAATTCGTAGGGTTCCTTGGGCACAGTTCCTGTGAGTCCCCAGCGCAATGGCACACGGCTCATGACACCAGTCAACAAGGTTTTCAATGCGTCGGCCTTGGCCATGTGTACTTCGTCAACGATAACACATACTACATCTTCCAGGAACTCTTGTATGGTGACATCGCCCACGCTGTTCTTGGTATTCTTTAATAGCACATTCAGGCTTTGCCAAGTACAGATGGTATGCTGGCGACCAAACTCTTTGCGGTCTCCAAAAAACACACCCACATCCTGTTGCATGTTGATGTAGTCTTTTTCGGTTTGCGTAACCAGACTTTTGTTTGGAACAATAATGATGGTACGCCCATGTGGTGCTACGGCATTACTTAGTGCGGCTGTGATAACAGTCTTACCAGCACCAGTGGCTATTTCCTGTATGCATTGTGGATTGGATAAAAAATTATTGATCACTTCCACTTGGTAGTCACGCATGACCATGGGCTGGCCTTCCATGGGGTGACCTTTGCCCCATGCAATATGACTGAATGTACTTTCTGTTACCTCTTGGAATTCAAATGTAGTGCTATACTCTCTTTGGTCATCCAGTTCAATGTCATAGTTAAACTTTTCTAAAATAGGGATAATCTCGGGCAGTAGGTTTACATAACTGCTACCGCCTAATTGGAAGTAACTGACCTTGCCATCCCATCGGCCTAGTCTAACTGCAGGAAGATATCTGGCGCCTGGAACATCGTATTTGAATGCGTTTACCAAGGCACGGCGAGCATCAAGTTCTAAACCTTCTATCTTGACGTTGACTTCATCACGTATGATTATCGTAGCTGTTCTCATTGTGTTAGTATAGCATACTTAGCACGACAAAGTCAAAAAAACAGGCACCTAAGTGCCTGTTGTAAAATGGACAGTATTGCTACTGTCCAGGAGCTACCGGTTATGCATTGTTCATACATGTTGATGCCGCAAGTGCCTTCCAGTTGGTGCTGGATACCTTGGTCAAGTCTGCAATCTTGAGTGCCATACGCAGGCTCATTTCTCTCAAGCGGTTCTTGTTAGCATCCATGAATGCTAGTATCTCTTCACCTTGTTCGGGTGTGAAATCATAGTCCTGGAACAAGTCGCCTTTACGGAAGATCTGTTTGATACGCAAGAATCTGTCACGTTGCGTGTTCAAGGTAAGATCCAGAAAGTGACAACGACTCTGCAGGGCCGCCAAATGGTCTTGTAGCTTCTTGCTTTTGAGATTCTGGAACTGCAAGTTGGTGATAAAGATACAGGCACCTTTGAAGTCAAAACAGTCAGGAACACCTTCACGTCTTAGCATGGCACTATCGCTATTCCAATAAATCCTACGCTTCTTGCCCGAATCCAGGGCCGCTTTGAGAATATTCAAGCTCAGGTCATCTTGGAAAACGCTGTCACAGTCATCGAATACCAACACATTACATGGATCCGAACTCTTGTACAAGGTACAGTATAACCCAATCGGGGTCATTGCACCCTTGATAATTTCATACTTGATTCTACGTCCAGCCAACTTGTCAAAAAGACCTGACTGTTCTAGTTGTTTTTCTACTCCGTAACTCTTGCCAACTCCAGGAGGCCCAACCACGATCATTGCTCTAACATCGCCAGCAATGGTGGCCTTGGTCATTTGATCCAAGATATCAAAGCGTTCGCCGATACGGGCCATTACTTCGTCGTCAGTCTCTACAGGAGCGACTGTTTTAACTACTGGAACGGCTGTTGCTGTGTCTCCTCCTACAAACTCTACATCTTCAATGCTGTCTACCTTGACCCGAACTACGTCAAAATCTGGGCCAAAATAACCATCACTGTCTACTGTTACAAAACTACCTTTGGTACCAGTCTGTAAACCTTTTACTAGGGTAAATGCTACATCTCTTACTGGTTGATTACGGTATATTCCGTTTTTAATATTGACTTTACTCAATTTTCTGCTCCTGTTTAGTTACTATACTACTATTATAACAAATGGTGTATTTCTGGTCAACCACTGTATTTTACGGTTTTTGCAGTGTTGCATAAAAACAACACTCCGTAACTACAAGGTCTATAGCACCTGATTTCATAAAGCTATTATACCCTAAAACGCATTTGTGGTCAACCATAAAAAACCCTACTTAGTGTAGGGTTATTCGCGTCTTTCAATATCGTCTTCGTCGCAGGCTTCACCATATTGTATTTCTACTACACGACATGGCACATCAAAAGGATTGTACAATCTGTGCCATTGGCCCACTGGTATATGTTGGAATTCGTGTAATTCTCTGGTTTGTTCATGATCACCTAAGTCAATCATGCATCGACCTTCGGATACATGCCAGTGTTCTGCTCGTCGAAAATGACGTTGCATACTGAGGCTTTTACCGGGCATGACTGTGAGTTCTTTTACTTTGGTGCCAGCTACTTCGTGTAGCACACAGTAATATCCCCATTGACGTTCGGTCTTCATTACTGATGCCCCATATACTGTAAACTTTTATCCAGCCAGGCTACTACCAAGTCTTGCTGTTTGAGAAATCCATTGGACTGTACACTACGTTCAGCACTTTCAGGTACGAGTCCCTGTTCAGCCAATTGATACCAAGTGGTTGTTTTAGGATCCTGCGGTGCAATTTTGCTTTTATAAACTACAGCATGGATCCAGGGATCCTGTATGTCTTTTTGAAAGAATCCAGCTCGACAATCCCAACCTGACACAGCCAACATGTGAATGAGACTGACCATGGTATGGTGATAATAGCATCCAGGTGCCTGTGTAAAATCTTGTTTTCCACGGAACAGATTGGTAGTCTGCGGAACACCAATGTAGAGCATGGCACCTTCACTGGCCACCTGCCACCAATTGGCCAAAGTGCCCAAGGGGTTTACGCAGTATTGAAAACTGTCATGGCTCCATAATACATCATATTCCAAACTGTCGTGACACAACCGCATGGGTGTTTCAAAGTCACTTTTATAATAACTCACGTTGGAGTATGTGTCCACCATTGGAAATTCATCAAATTGATCCATGCCTATGCATTTGATATTTAACGGTTCAGGATTGTCATCTCTTGTGGTCCTGGTTGCCCACCACTCTAGATCCAGTCCTTTACCGCATCCTAAATCAACCAGGGTGTTAATACTAGACATAAAGTCATCGTACTCGTACAGTTGGTTTAGTACATATTGGCTATGCTGGTGACTCTGTTGTGCGCTTGAAAATGTCATACTTGTATATCCTCCATTCCGGCTGCTCTAAGGCGTACCACATGCCCGAGCATAAAATTCTTACTCTCGAATGCTTTAATTATGCCTAAAAATTTATTGCGTAATAAAGCTACCTCGTTGATCAAGGTTTCAAAGTCAATGACTTCGTCTTCCCCGTCTACGTACTTTTCAGCGTCTCGGCTGGTCAAAGCACGGGCATATCCTTCCAGGTACTTTTGGAAGTGTTTACGACGGATCTTTCTCAACTGTATGTTGAGATAATTGAGCACAGCTTCAATCTCTTGCAGTTGATTGAATCTGTGTTCGGTAATACCGGGCAAATTGGTTATGTTTTTTTCAACCAGACCGCCCACTTGGCATTCCTTTTTGGCTGACAGCAATTCCTGTTCATAATAGCTTATGAAGTCAGGAATCGCACCAAGATCTGAAACGACTCGACTATACCACATTTGTCTGTTCCTTTGATAAGTTATTACTCATTGAGCCAATTAATAAAATGTGCAGGGAAAATTTGCAAATCTAAATTTCTAATTTCAACAAACCTGGACAGATATTTACATAACTTTTGTTTTTGCTCTAGCGTGTATTCTACTGAAATGGTATCTAGTAAATCTGACATAGTTGATTGATATAGTAGTTTACTTTCTGGGTCTAATACACTGGCACTCAAGTAATCTGGATCGGTACATAAATTAACTAAATCTTGCTTGGTGCCAAACTGTTCTCGAAACTTTGCTAAACTATGTATGGTTAAATTGCTGACTACCGTACAAAATCTGTAGTTAAATTTTTGTTGTATCAATTCTAAATTTTTTAAAAAATTATTCCAAGTATTTCCGTATCTATTAAATTCATATAGTTTATCTATATTTTCAGCACTGACTGTAAAGGTTACTGTGCCAGGTAATGCGTCAAGAATTCGTTTTAACCGTTTGGAATCAACACCAAGTCCTGTAAATATATTAACCGGTTGAGGTAAACTGGTAACCAATTGTTCTAGTCCGTTGTATAGGAACGGTTCCCCACCTGTAATCACAATTTGATCGGCTGTATTAATATTGCGTATTTCATCTATAATTAATTGATATCCTGGGCTAGATTTGATTGCAGTCTGTCCTAATTTTAAAACAATACGGTCATTGGTGTTAATTTGAAAACGATTTTCATCCAGGTACGGTCCGTTTGTGTTTATATCACGCAACCAAGCTGTACTATATTGTTTGGTGCAATAGCTACAAGTTAAATTACAATCACTACCTAAGTTAATATGCAGAGTAGTTGGAGTAGCCTTTACATCCAAATGAGTGCGGGAGTCTGACAACATTTTGGTACGACGACTTGGTAATCCAGCTCGTTCAGCCTTCCAGCAAGTGTCTTCACAACTTGCGACCAATTGATTATCTAACATCTGTTGTCGTTCACGTTGTAGATTGGGAATATTAAACAGTTGTCCTGGATTATTACGCAACCAAGATAGATCTATTTTTTCAGGTGTAGCTGCACAACAAGAAGCAATAGAACGTCTTTCCGGTTCAACTGTCATCCACCAAAATTTTTGTGAACAATAATATTGATTATCAATAATTTTCGTACTCGTCATCCTCGTCGTCATGCAGATCTTCGTCGTCTTCTTCGACGGCATGATCTTTAAGATAACTGACCAAGGCACGTTTGATATCTGGATCAGTTTTAAACACTGATTTAATTTCATCCGCGGCTCCGTCATTGTCAATTAACACAGATACAAATGTTTCAGCAGCTTCGTCACGATCGACCTGATTAATATAGCGTTTTAATTCACTCCAAATTTCTCGACTTAATTCGATACTCATTTTTATTCCTCCGTTGCAGTTTCTTCAGTACTTACCGTTTCTTTCTGATTTACAAAGTCTGACATGACCTTGTCAAGACAGCCAGCTTCGTTTGATTCCCAGGCCTTGCGGAACTGTTTGATGATCTCTCCGTCTGACGTAACAAACATCAGTCTATTGCCGTCTTTCTTTAATAGTCCTTTTTTCTCAGCCAAGTCAGTCAGTCCCGAGTACGGGTTCATTCCTGTTTCGTAAGGAATTTTGACCTGCATGCCTTCAAACGGTTTGGCATAACGAGTCTTCATTACCTTACAACCGGCACGGATACCCATGACTTCTGAGATCTTGTTGCCATCTTCGTCTTCTTTGAGTTTCATTTTCTTCATGGCAACAACGATACTTGA